CTTGTTGTTCTTGGATTGCTTTTGTTAAATGAGCAATTAACCCTACAGAATCAATGCCCATATCTTTTTTACCATCTGTGCCTGTAGCAACTCCATTTTCAGTACCAAAAATTTCTGCTACCTCTTGTGCGATAAAACCTGTTTTTTTATTTGTTTGAAAACCTTCGCTTTCTTTGAAGTTAAATGTTTTTGGCTCTAATTGTTTTACTTTTTCTAAAGACGATTCAGTTATAGATTGTATATTTTCTTTTAAATCTTTATCAGATTGATTTGTCCCAGAGAAATAATAATTACCACCGCCACCTATGTAGCTAGTAACTTGACCGCTTGAATTGTAACCTAAAAAATTATTGTAAGTATTAGTTTGTACTTTAGCGACAATAGCCTGATGATTTGTCTGTGCTAATATTTCTAATTGTCCATTGTTAATAGTAGAAGTTTTATTAATATGTATTTCACCAGAGCCATCAATTCTCATTCTTTCTGAACCATTAGCTTTAAAAACAGCAGTAGAATTGAAATCTATACTTCCTGAAAGGTAAATATCTCTCCAACGATACGATGAACTCCCTATATAATGTAAATTATTTTCTGCTGTACCATTTTCATCAGCAGGTAAAAGTAAGGCTCTGCCATAACCATCTGTTGATACAATAATACCGCCATCAGTATTATTAACTACACCTGTGTTTAATAAATTTCTTGATACTTTTGTGATCGCCATTATTCTATTTTACCCTCTAATTCTTCTACTTTTGCTGATAATTCTTGGATTGCTTTTACTAGTGCAGGTATTAATCCTCCTTGACCAAAAGATTTAGCATCGTCAAGAGTTTTATGTTTGAAATTACTAACAAATTCATCAAAACCTGCTTCTTCGGCTTCTTGTGCTATAAATCCAGATACATCTTTTTCGTATGTACCTTCACCCTCTTTCCAATCAAAACGTCTAGGTTTTAATTTAAGAATATCAGATAATCCTTTATCTAAATCTCTTATGTTTTCTTTTAGTCTTTCATCAGAAGTGCTTTGAACAGTAGTATTTGCTGCATATATAGTACCATTATATCCAACGTAAAATTTAAAATTACTGCCGTCATGGACATGGTAAGTAGAGGAAGAAGCAGAACTATTAGAAGAATACACATTTACGCCACTATTAGTTATTGCAAAACCTGCTGTACTTGCGCCAAAAGAACTTTTTCCAATAGCAAAATCGCCAGAAGAATTCATAGTCAATTCATCACCACCTGCACCGTTATAATTAAAACGTAATGTATTATCAGTGTAGGTGTACATTATCCAACCATTTGTACTATTTGAAGCTTGAAGTTCACTTCCACCTTTTACTGTAAATGTTTGGTCAAAACTTGTAGTTCCAATCCCAACATTCCCATTAGAATCAATTCTCATTCTTTCTGTGTTGTTAGTGCCAAATGTTAATGGTAAATTTGCTCTGTTGTATACATATGCTGAATTACCATCAGCACCATTTTGTAAGATGCTATTGGTTGTATTTCCAGTAGATTCTAAATATTGGTTTACTTGTGTTGCGTTAGTAATATGTAACTTGACACCTGCTGTGGGCGAAGTTTCTCCAATCCCAACATTACCAGCAGCATCAATTCTCATTCTTTCTGTTGGTTCTGCACCCTCACTACCTGAACTACCAGTAGTTGTAGAAAAAGTTATAAACCCACCATTACCAATACTGCCGTTATGAAATGCTGCTATAGCTGCTGCATTTTGAGCACCATCTCCAGAAGCGTCTGCATTGTAAAAATTAATTTTACCTAATAAATCATTGGTTGTTGCAACAGTTCTAGTATCAGTTAAAGTTAAAACTGCACCTGTAGCACTTGCAATATCTAAATTTGTTTTAGGGCTAGTTATACCAATACCAACATTACCTGAATTGTCAATTATCATACGTTCAGAACCAGCAGTATCAAATCTGATTTTATCTTCATCAGCAGATTCTTCTAATTGTATTTTGGTATCGCCATCTGCATCTTGAAAAGTAGCCAATGCAACATTTACAAAAGTTATACATTCAACAGCACTACCATTTGGCGGTGCTTCAGAAAAGGTAAGTGTACTGCCAGATACCGAATAAGTTGATTTGTGTTGCACAACACCATCAATAGTTACAAAGGTTTGATTTTCAGAAGCAGGCGTAGTTGATAACGCAAGTGTGGTATCTGATCCATCGCCTGTCATAGTGTCTATGACTGGTGCAGTACCTACAATACCACCTTCTATAATAAAGACTTCTATTAGCCTGGTATTAACTGGTGCTGTTGCAAAAGTTAAAGTAGTTCCAGATACGCTATAAACATTATCTGCTTGATAGGCTGCATCAATAAAAACAATAAGATTATCTTCATTAGATACAGACTTAGATAAAGTAAAAGCAGTTGTTGAACCATCACCTGTAAATGTATTTTTTGTAAATGACGATGAGCTACCGCCACTACCACTTGCTGTAGAAGCAAAAGTAATAGTATCTGTAGAAGCATCAGTTGTTATTGTCATGTTAGATCCAGCTACAAGAGTCAAAGTATCTGTGCCTGAATCTGCTACTACGTTAGATTGTCCACTTACAGCTATTGTTTCAAATGAGTTTGAAGCACTACCTGAGTTTGTTATTGTTAAAGTATCAGTACTAGCGTTGGTAGTAAGTGTAATACCACTACCTGCTGCTACTGTTAAAGTATCGGTTGCACTATCAGCAACGATATTATCTTGGCCACTTACTGAAATAGTTTTAAAGGCTTCGGTAACTGTACCGCTACCACCGCCTGAAGCTGCAATAGTAAGAGTGTTTCCTGCATCGTCATAAGTAAGTGTTATGTTTGAGCCAGCAACTAATAAAGCATTTACACGATCATCAACTCTTTCATTCGTAAAATATAAATTACTAGAGCCTTCGCCAATGTTATCTGTGTCTAAAGTTAAACTGCCGCCCAAAGTTAAAGTTTGTGAATTTAAAGTTGCAGAAGAATTAGCTAGTTTTGCATTAGCAATTGAACCAGCAAGCATGGTATTTGTTACTGTTCCAGAATCACCTGTACCAACTAAACTACCTGTACTTGCAGGTAAAGTTAAAGTTACGTTACCACTAAATGCTGAGTGAGCTGGTGCTTGTAATCTTGCATAATGAGCATTGGAAGATTCACAATAAAAATCTACTCTTGATTGTGTACCACCATTTTTAATTGAAATAGCACCTTGTTGAATATTGACACCATTAGTACCAGCAACTTGAACACTACCAAAATTTACAGTAGAGCCAGAAGAACCAAACAGTCCATCAATAGTATCTAAGTTGGAGTTTAAAGAAATACCCCAAGTATCTTCGGCTGCTCCTGGTTCTGGCTTAGTAAGGTTTAAGTTCGTTGTAAATGTATCTGCCATGTTATGCTACTTCTTGTTCGTCTAAATCTGTCCAGGTAGTTGTCGGATTTGTTTGGTTTGTCCAAGTATCACTTGCCACAGTTTGTTCTGTCCAAGTATCTGCTGCAACTATTTGGTCTGTCCATTTTAACCCACCAATAGAACTAAAACTAGAGATTGCTTCAATGGTAGCAGCACCACGATCTATTTGCGTACCTATGGAAGTAAAACCAGAAGTACCAACAATAGTTACTGTAGCAGTATGTACTTGACGACCAACAGAACTGAAGGCAGAAACGCCAGACATAGTTACTTTACCAGCATCAATTTGCGTGCCTACAGAACTAAACGCAGATACAGCTTGTATCGTTGCTGTACCTAAATCTATCTGTGTACCTACTGAACTAAAACCACTTGTACCAGAAATGGTGCTAGAGCCATCAACAACAAAAACTGAGGTTGCACTACCACCGCTAACGCCAGCTATTGTGGCTTCAGCTTGGTGTGCTAATTCGTTATATTTGGATCTACTGTAGTAACCCTGATTATAGCCGATACTGGCCATGATGTTACGCCAGCGTTATATCAAGATCTCCAGCATTGAATCTAAAAACATCCCCACTACTTACGACCTTTGAGGAATCTAAAGTAGAGTAAGCTAATAAATTACCGCCTGAAGAAGCATCTAAAATACCAACAGCAACCACAGTTCCATAATCGGCTGTAGCTGTAGGATATTCAATAGCTGCTGTGTTACTTGCAGTTGTAGGGTTTGTACCAGAAACAGTAAAAGCTGCTGTTTGTCTAGCGTAAGCTCCGCCAGAAACTTCTGTACCACCACCAGTATCAGATGGTGCTACTGTGTATAAAGCTGCATATAAAGTAGTTGGCGCTGTAAAAGCATTACCACCAAATACATGGTCTAAAACTTTATCTTCTAAATAATCACTAAATCCTGACATATCTTACCTCAACTCTTAAAATGATAAGTTGTTTTGTGTGCCTTGCCATAAGTTCTTCTTCTTGGTATTAAAGAGCCTTTGCCAAATTCAGCACGTTCTTGTTCCATTCTCATTTCCTCTAGTGCTTTTTCAAACAACTGAGAAAACATATTTACACGTTCATCTTCCATTAAGTAGATCGAAGCGTGTTTTAGACAACCATATAAATAAACGTCTGGGTGTCCTGTCGATACAAAGTTGGTAGTGTTTGTGCTACTCAACGCTGCTATCGAAGCATAATAAGTTAATTGTAATGTATAACTTGTGTCAGGTGTAGGTGCTAACTCTAAAGTTTTATCAACAATAGAGAAAAAGACTGGTTGTCCAGAAGTATTGTCGTTAGCTTTTCTATAAACATCTAAAGATTCTATGGATTGTTGTAATAAAGGTGTGAAATCACCAGAGGTAATTTCTATGTTTATAGCTTCTAACCAGTCAGTTGGTAAAGATAAATATTGACTATCGGCAGTAGCAGTTGCTCTAACTACCATGTCTTTGGTTCTTAATCTTCTGTTAAGTTCACCTTCAGTAGCATCAATAAAAAAATCCAATTTAGAAGTCAAATCGCTTCTATTTAGAAAATCTGCTATCTGTGTTTTTAAATCATCGTAAGTCATACTTTACCTTGCCAAGTTCTGAAAAGTTTATTGTTGGGATCATTCAACCATTTTTTCCATTTGGCTTTATCGTTTGCCCAACCTTCTCGTATAGCTTTTTGATATATTACCATAGGTACTTCCGCAACATGGCGTAATTCTTTACCTGGTTTTAATTCTTGTAAGTCTTTAACGTGCTTCAAAATTGGAGCTACGTTTTGTTGAGTGTGATAAACAAACTTATCATCTTCTGTAGCGAACTCGCTAACAAAGTTTGTTCTAGTGTCTATTACTGTTCTTCTTGCCATCTTAAAAAAGAGGGGTGATTACTCACCCCCCTTAATTAAACTTATGATGTAGATAAGTCGTATACGGCTCCATGAGCAGCTTCGTTGCTCACTTCAAGACCGAATTCAACTACTAGCATTTTAGTTTCAGCATCACCAATAGTTGAGATGTCAATAGTTTCAAAATCTCTAAGATAAGAAACTTTTGCGTACTCAGGATCTAATAGTAAGGCAGTTCTAGCTCTACTTCTGTTTGAAGGAACTACTTGTAGTTCTCCAAAATCACCAGAGTAGATAGATACAGACGCTTCAATAGTGTTTGCATCTACAAACTGTCTAGCTGAACTTCTACCAGTAAAACCAGATACAACTGATTTCACGTGAGGGCCAACAACTAGTAATGAAGGCTCACCACCATTAGTGAAACAAGACTGTTGTACAGTCTTAACAAGAGCTTCAGTAATAGCTCTTTGTGTTCCATTAGTAGTAGCAGCACCACTACCGCCATAAACACCATTAGTACCGATAGACTTGTTAGTAGTGATCCAAGTTTCTAAACCACCTGTTTGTCTAGCAGTAGTAGCGTTACCAGCGTTTTTAGCATTGTTTTGAGTTAAGGCTTCTTCCATATCTCTTTTCAACGCTTTAGCCATAAGAGCTAATTGGTGCGCCATTTCACTTCTTTTACCAGCAGCATCAGAAGCGTTTTGTGAACCAGTAACAGTCGCATCTCTGCTTGAGATTTGACATACATTACTTACTCTAGTTGTAGCAGTCGAAGCTGCTCTTGAAAGTTCAAAACCTTCAAGTTTCCCAGTTGCACTTGCAGCAGGCAAAGATTCAGTTTGCCAATCGAATTGCACGTTTTTTACATTGTTTTTACCAATGGCACTCATTACAGGAGTTGCTGTAGGAGAGATGTTATAAATAACATCACTTAATTGTTCTCTGTCAGCAGTCGCAGTATAAGTATCAAAGGCATTTGTGACTTTAGCCATGTTTATATACTCCTCTAGCTTTCGCTAGAAATTAAATTAATTGTTCAAATACTTTAGCTGCATCTTGGATTTTTCCAGATTTAGCTAATTTCTGTTTTGACTTTTTCAAAGGAGTTGTTTTCTTAACTTGATTGGCAGTACCAGGTCTAGCTACTCTGGCTGGTGCTTTCTGTGTTGGCTTCTTCTTTGTTGCTTTGATAGTTTTATCGTGCAACCAAGAATTTCTTAAACCTAACAAAATGCGATAGTCATAAACTTGATCCATTTCTTGTGGCGTGAATCCTAAAACATTTATGGCGTAGTCCCTAATCGCTATCTTTTCAGAATTAGCTTTTTCAGAATCTTTCCATTCAGGAACTTTATCCAATAACTGCTGGTTGCCAAACTCAACAAATTCTTTAATTTGTTTCTGCTGTTCAGCAAGTTCCTCATCTTTGATTCTTTGCTGTTCAGCTTGAGCTGCTTCCAGACGTTTTTGTTTTTCGTTCCAAACGTCTTTTTCACGAACATAAGCAATAGGATCTTCGTCATATATAGCTTTCCAATCTGGTTCTTCACCTAACTCAGCTTTTAAATTAGCTTCAAGTTTCGGTAACAAATCCTTATAAATGTCATCCTTTTGCCTTAACTCTGCTTGTTGGCTTTCAATCTCTTTACGTTGATTAGCCAATTCTTGAGTCTTGCGTGTATAGTCTTGCTGACGACTGTAGCCGTTTTGGAGTTCTTCGAGTGTGACCTCTACTTCAACGCCATTTTGTTTAATGGAATATAGTTGAGGTTGCTCGTCATCCAAAAGCTCTACTTGATCTTCTTGTGACTCATCTTGATCTTCTTCAAGATATTCTTCTTCTGTTTCTTCGACTTCTTCGGCAGCTTCGAGTTCCATTTCTGGTTCTTCAATAACTTCCTCAATATCTTCTACAGATTCTTCGACAGCTTCAACAACTTCTTCTACTGGTGCTTCTTCTTCAGGAGTCAGTAAGTTAGAAAATGCTTTTTCTGCCTGTTCTAAATTATTTTGTAATGCAGTCGGTTTTTCCGTTATTGCCATGTTTTTACCTCTTTGTGTAAATAATGTTTGAATTTTACTCTAAAAGACTAGGAAAGCTCAACAATTATTATCTTGTTATGCTTCTTATCTTGTCTAATTGAGTCTTAGTTATTCTGCCTTTTTCAATAATAATCCTAAGATGTTTTTCTACTTCAGGCAAAATTCTGATTGCTTTGTGTAAATCTTCTCTAAAACTGCTATCAGCTTCAGAAGAGTTTTCCCACTTTTGCAAATATTCTTCTTTGAGGTTAGCAACAGCTTTTTTAAATATATCGCTATTTAAAATAACTTCTGCTTCGTTGGCTTCTAATACTTCTTTTTGTGAGGGCATAATTTATGAGATGGCTTGATAAATAATTTCTTGGAGTAGAAATCCTGTAACGCCTACAAATACAGTAAGGACAAATATCAGGGTGTTTCTAAGAGTTTTGTTAAGAGTTTTATCAACTGAGGTAATAGCGTTTTCAATAGCATCTAAACGTCTGTAGTTTTCTTTCCAGCGTTGTTCACAAGCAGCTTCGTGCGAGCTTAAACGCTTATCTACTTCTGCTACTGTTGCTTTTGCCATTAATAACTCCAAACAGTCGGTCTTGGTCTTTCTTCTGAATGATCTGCAATATCCAAGTGAATAAACCTACTATTGCCTTTTTGATTAACACCAATACCTGTAAAACCATATTCTTGTGCATGGGTAATAATTTTATATGCTTCTGTACCACGACACAATATATCGACTGCCAAGCCTGTAGTATGCGTACCAGGCTTAGATTTTTTTGCTTCAATGGGATGCTCTAAACAACGATAGCCAGAACTGACTACAAAAGAAAAATTTAAGAAAGTTCTAAGAGCTTGCAGTCTATTGAGTAATTCTTCTTTAATACCTTCCTTGCCACAATGCTGACAAGCAAATTCTTCTGGTTTGAAGTTTTTATATAATTCCCAGTTCATCTTCAAATAATACTTTTTCAGCCATATAGTATTCACCTACGAC